TGAATGAAAGCACTTGTCAGTGGGGCGCACCTACACCCATGCCTACAGACGACAAGAGATACACATGGGACGAACCTACAACCTCTTGGGTTGAACTTGTAGTACCCGCTTAATAGGAATAATCATGCCTCAATACAGTGGAATGTGGACGCTAAGTCAAGTCAGTCAAGCCGTAAAAGACTTGAATTGGACGGGTCTGCCACCGTCTGTGGTTGAGTATCTTGTTGTTGCTGGGGGTGGTGGCGGTGGATATGTACAAGGCGGTGGAGCAGGCGCGGGTGGATTGCTTGCTGGATACCACGGTATTACTGCTGGCTCTTCTTATACCGTTACTGTAGGCGCTGGTGGAGCGGCAAGTTCTGCTAGGGGTACTATTGGAACGAATGGCGTAAATTCTGTTTTTGGAAACATTACAGCATCGGGCGGCGGAGGTGGTGGTTCTAATAATTACCCAACGCCTTCTGGGGGAAACAGTGGCGGTTCTGGCGGCGGTGGCTCGCCCGGTAACACTTCTGGCGCTTTTGCTGGTTCATCAGGAATTTCTGGGCAAGGCAACGCAGGAGGCTCATCATTTACTGATGGCTCTACTTACGGAATTGGTGGCGGAGGTGGAGGCGCTGGAACAGTTGCCATTAACGCTGTTTCTGGTGGCATAGCAGGAAATGGCGGCGCAGGGATAGCATCTGCAATAACTGGAACAGTAATTACTTATGCTGGAGGCGGTGGTGGCGGCGGGGATAATCGAGCAACAAGAACAAGTGGCGGTACAGGCGGCGTTGGCGGTGGTGGTGCTGGTGGCAATGGAGCGACTTCACAAGGAGTTGGAACTGCTGGGACTGCCAATACTGGGGGCGGAGGCGGCGGTGGCGCTTATGTTTCAGCAGATTTTGCAGGCGGCGCAGGTGGTTCTGGCACAGTCATTGTTCGCTACCCCGGCTCAATTCAATATTTCACTGGTGGCACAGTAACCTATGCCGCTGGTAATGTCGTTCATACGTTTACATCTTCAGGAACATTGGCTCCAACAACGCCAACAGACTTTTTAGCAAATAACGTAATCGTATTCTTTTCGTCCAACACATGGACGGCTCCTGTTGGCGCAACTCAAGTTCAATACTTAGTTGTTGGCGGTGGAGGCGGTGGCGGCGCTGATTACGGTGGCGGTGGTGGTGGTGCGGGTGGTTTCCGTACTGCTACTGGTCTATCTGTAACGGCTGGAACAACATACACAGTTACGGTTGGTGCTGGTGGCAACGGCGGTAACGGCGGGCCGACTTCTGGAGTGTACGGAACATCTGGCGGTGATTCGTCATTTTCAAGCATCACCTCAACAGGCGGAGGTGGTGGGGCAGGCACAGGACCTTCTGTTGGTGCAAATGGTTTATCTGGTGGATCAGGTGGCGGTGGTGCTGGTGAAACTGGCAATCCCGGTACTGGCGGCGCTGGAAATACACCAAGCACATCCCCAAGCCAAGGAAGTTCTGGTGGCGGCATGACAGGCAGTGCCTATAACGGAGGCGGTGGAGGCGGTGGTGCAAGTGCGGCTGGAACTACAACTACGAGTAGCGGTGTTCCCGGTAATGGCGGAGCGGGCACAGCGTCTAGCATTACAGGTACTTCTATTACTTACGCAGGTGGCGGCGGAGGCGGTTGGAATTACAACACACCAACACCTTCTGGTGGTGCAGGCGGTGGTGGCAATGGTGGAACTGCTACTGTTCTTCCAACAAACGGAACCGCATTTACTGGTGGCGGAGGTGGTGGTGGTGGATACGGCAGCTCCCCTACAACTGGCGCTGGCGCAAACGGCGGCTCTGGTATCGTAATCATCAAGTGGAGCTAACCAATGTATGCGCTGGCTCCTTCTGCTACTGTTGCTGTTAGGGCTAGTTGGGGCCGTAGCCAAGAATGGCTGTCATGTGCGCGAGTTCTATGGGATAGGCTATACAGTCCACGATCCGACCGAACGGCACAAACAAATGATGGCGTGGCTGGATCAGAACGCAGGCTATTGCAAGTCAACAGAATACATAGTCATTTGGAACAACTTGGCAGAGTGGGCGGGCGCAGCAGATTCCACATGGCTACGCAATAAAGTTGTACATGGATACAAGGATGCGCTTGAGAGGGAGAAGAAATGATAGAAACCATCAGATTATTTCCAACTGTCCAAGCGTCTGGGTATCCAGACAAGCATGACCTTGCCCAAGCCAAACTAGAGAAACAACATGAAATGAACAAAACCCTTGAGGTAGCCAAGCAAAAACAGACAGAGCTACAGGACATAGGGTTTGAGATTTACTGCAAAAAGGTGGTTCAAGAGCGGCTCCGTATGGAGATATTTAATAACCGTAAGCTGGATATTTATGTATGACCAGAAAGCCGATACCCAGACCAGTGAAGAAAGTGTCAATGGACACCAAGGACAAGCTGACCCTGTGGGTCACGCTGATGGTAAGCACCACCCTGTGCATCTCCGTCTTGGCTATGGTAATCGCCTTTATGCTTGGCCTTTGGGCCAAAGAGGTGGACAACGCAGAAATATTCAAGATGATTTCACCCGCTTTTTCTACTCTTATCGGCGGCATGATTGGGTTCCTGTCTGGTATCAAACTCATGCAGAATGACGACTCTAAAAAGGATTCAAAATGTTAGACATATTAAGTGGCGGTATTCTGGGTTCTGTGTTTGGTGGCCTATTCCGTATGGCCCCAGAGGTGCTGAAATTCTTTGATAAAAAGAACGAGCGTTTACACGAACTGGCTATGTTTAAACACCAATGCGATTTGGAAGCGCAGCGTGGTCAGCAGAAGTTAGCTGAGATTGGTGCACAGCGTGAAGCTGCTATTGACGTTGGTGTTATGGATGCGTTTAACAACGCCATCACCCAGCAGGCCGAGATGGTCAAAGCCGCAGGCGGTTGGGTGGCTAGTCTGTCAGCTTCTGTACGCCCAGTAGTAACGTATTGGGTCTTGTTTGTCTGGTCATTTATCCACGTATGGTTTGCATGGAACGCATGGCTTGCCGGTGCTCCTGCGACTGAAGTGTTTAAGACCATGATGACCCCTGACTTCTCCGCTTTGTTGTCTGGGACGATTAACTATTGGTTCCTTGATAGAACTCTCAAGCAGCGCGGCATATGAACCTAGAGTTAGCCGCCAGTCTGTGCCGTCAGTTTGAGGGCTACCGCGCCAAGCCGTACTTGTGTCCGGCTGGTGTGGCTACGATTGGCTACGGCTCTACGTACTACGCAGATAAACGCAAGGTAACTTTGGAAGACCCACCGATGGATGAACCCACAGCACGGGCGCTTTTGATGATTGAGCTTGAACATACGTATCTGCCCGGTGTTCTGCGTAACTGTCCCGGCCTGATTACGGATGTACGTAAGTGCAATGCCATTGTAGATTTCTGCTATAACTTAGGCACTGGACGCTTGCAAACAAGCACGTTAAAGAGGAAAATCAATGCCAATGATTGGGAAGGCGCAAAAGAACAACTGATGCTCTGGACTAAAGGTGGCGGCAAGGTTTTGCCGGGTCTTTTAAAACGCCGCACGGCTGAGTGCGCTTTGTTGGATTAAGCGATGGCACTTAAAAAACTTGTATTAAAACCAGGCGTAAATAGAGAAAACACCCGTTATACCAACGAAGGTGGGTGGTATGAGTCCGACAAAGTGCGGTTTCGTCAGGGTACACCTGAGAAAATAGGTGGCTGGGCACGTATTTCCGTGTCTACGTTCCAAGGTCTGTGCCGGTCATTGTGGAACTGGATTACGCTTGAAAACCTAAACCTAATCGGTGTAGGCACTAACCTTAAGTTTTACCTGGAGTTAGGTGGTCAGTACAACGACATCACGCCTATTCGGGCGGCGGCCATTCTGAGCAACCCGTTTGCTACTACTAATTTAAGCACGACAGTTACTGTTACAGATGCAGCCCACGGCGCCATTACTAATGACTTTGTTACGTTCAGTAACGTAGCGACCGTAGGCGGGCTTAACTTAAACGGTGAGTATTCCATTACCTATGTGGATGCCAACACCTACACCATCGTAGCTGCTACGGCGGCAACGTCTACTGTAGCGGCCGGCGGTGGTTCAACTGTTAATGCGGTCTATCAGATTAACGTAGGTGACCCCTACGAGATTCCACTGTCCGGCTGGGGTGCTGGTACATGGGGCTCAGGAACCTGGGGCTTTGGTGGTACGTCTACCTCTGCCCTACGCCTATGGAGCCAGAACAACTTTGGCGAAGACCTGGTATATGGTTTCCGTGGCGGTCCAATTTATTATTGGGATGCAGCCTATGGCGTTCTTCCTACGTCATTTACAACGACCATTGCATCGCCAGCGGTAGTAACTTCTATTTTAAATCTACCAGACAATGCGCCTGTTGTTTTTACCAATAACAGCTATCCCGCGGCATTGCCTACCGGTTTAACAATTGGCACAACTTACTATACAAAATACGTTACAGCTACAACGTTCTGGTTAAGCTCAGATGCTACGCAGGTGGTTATGGTGGCTTCCTGCTCTGGTTCTGGTTCAAACACCTTAACGGTTACTGCGGTCACCAGTGGAACTATTGTGGCCGGTATGACCGTGTACTACTCTTTGGGCGGTACATCTACGTCGCTTGGCACGGTGACGTTAACCGGAACTGGCACGGGCGGCACGGGTACATATACGGTTAGTGCTGGGGCGGCGGTATCTTCTACAACTATGAAGTCTGCCACTTTAATCAATACATCGGGGACGCAATCAGGCACTCACTACATCATGCCCAATGGTGTAAACATTACAAGTCTAGCGGGCTCTTCTGATGCGCCCATCATTCAGAACTACATCTATGTATCTGATGTAAGCCGGTTTGTATTTGCTTTTGGTTGTAATGACTATGGCTCTACAGTGCAGAACCCCATGTTGATTCGCTGGTCGGATCAGGAATCTTTGACCAACTGGACGCCATCTGCGACCAACCAGGCTGGCAGTGTTACCTTGTCCCACGGCTCCAGTATCGTGACGGCCATCCAAACCCGCCAAGAAATATTGGTTTGGACGGATTCGGCCATCTATTCTCTCCAGTACATTGGCCCGCCTGCGGTTTGGTCTAGCCAGCTGATGGGCGACAACATCTCCATTTTGGGTCAGAACGCAGCGGCTCAGGCTTCTGGTGTTGTGTACTGGATGGGCGTAGATAAGTTCTATTTGTACGATGGACGCTTGCAAACATTGCCATGCGACTTGCGCCGGTACATTTATCAAGACATTAACTTACAACAGAATCAACAAGTGTTTGCCAGCACCAACGAAGGCTTTAACGAGGTCTGGTGGTTCTACTGCGCTGCTGGTAGCTTAACGGCTAACCGTTATGTGGTGTACAACTACCTAGAAAAGGTCTGGTACTACGGCACAATGGAGCGCACAGCCTGGCTAGATTCTGGTTTAAGGGATTACCCTGTAGCTGCTACATACAACTATAACTTGGTTAATCAAGAATATGGTTTAGATGACAACACTTCAGGTACGCCAGCAGGTATTACGGCGTACATCTCATCTTCTGAGTTTGACATTGATGATGGCGACAGATTTGGCTTTGTTTGGAGGATGCTACCTGACTTAACTTTCTCGGGCTCAGACGCTTCACCAACTCCGCAAGTTACGTACACTTTGTATCCTATGCAGAACTCAGGTTCTGGTACAGGGACGGCGGTAGATAAAAACGTAGATAAACTGACGGGCGCTCAATACACTGTGACTGAAGGCTTTACAGGCCAGATCAATACACGGGTTAGGGGCCGCCAGCTTATCTTGAAGGTGGGCTCTACAAACCTTGGAACCACATGGCAGCTTGGCGCCACCCGTATTGACATTAGACCGGACGGCAGACGATGAGCTATATCATTACGTCTGAGTTTGAGCTTAACAAGGTAGCCGCACCTAACTTGCCGCTACCTCCAGAGGATTACAACCGCCAGTATTTTGACCAGATGCTTAATATTTTGCGTCTGTACTTTAATCGTGTAGATGCTTTGACCACTCAGTTAATGGCTTCTGGCGTCGTGCCTCCTTTAACTAATTACACGGTGGCTACGTTACCTAGTGCGGCGACATCAGGTGTGGGCGCCAGGTCTTTTGTAACAGATGCAACTGCTCCCACATTTGGGGCAACGGTAGCGGGGGGCGGTGCAGTAGCTGTGCCTGTATATTCTGACGGAACAGACTGGAAGGTTGGATAATGGCTTTTACTGCACAAGAAATTAAAGATTACATTGAAGCGGTGCAATACGACCCGGTAGCCATTGCACAAACTGCAGGCAAGTTCAATGTGAGCATGGATGACATAGCGTCTGCAATGGGGTACAACACCGAGCAAGTTCTTGATTATTTAAGAAATGGTTTACAAAACGCGGGCATGGCCGTGTATTTTGAAGGTGGTGAACAGCAAGGCGAAGCTGGCTCTACGTATACCCCCATTACCGTTAGCGGCTTTAGCAAGAATATTGAAGGTAGCAAACGCAAATATGAAGCCTTTAGCCCTGACATGCAGTCCAGGGGCATTATTGATAACGGCAGTTTAGGCAGCCAAATATTTAGCGATTTAAGCCCAGTTTTTGCAATGGCCGTGCCATTTGCTGGGGCAGAGCTGGCATCTTTATTGGGTGTTTCTACAGCCACGGGAACAGCTTTGGTTAATGCCGGCATGCAAGTGGCCCAAGGTGGGGATGCTAAAAATATCCTAACTGGTTTGGTTACATCACAGCTATCACAAGCCGTGTCACCCATGGTGGCCAGTGAACTACAAAGCCTAGTTTCTGATCCTACAGCTGCCAAGCTGATTACCAACATTGGTACGTCGGTGGTTAACAGTGCGCTAACCGGCAATACCAGCAACCTGGGTAAAACCATTCTAGGGTCTGCGGTAGATACTTTAGTTGGGGATCAAACTGGCAACTCCACTCTGGGTAATGTTGTCGGTTCAGCAGTCACCGGCGGTGGACAAGGGGCCGCTAATACGTTGGCCGGTATTCTTGGATCATCTGGGTCAACTGCGCCCACCATTGATACATACCCAGAAACAAGTGATGATTTAACCAGCATCTTGGCAGGCAAATCTGGTAGCTCATCTATAACTGCGCCTACAGACACGCAATCTTTGTTGGATATCTTGGGTGATAAAAGCAGTCAAATCATTGACGACGCGCCGTTTGTTGCTCAAACAGACACTCAAGGTGCCACGCAACGTACACCTACTGATTACTCTAAGCGTTCGTTTAACTCTGCTTTTGCCGCGGCTCGGTTATCGGGCGAGCCAGACTTTACCTGGAAGGGTCAAACGTTTACCACTGAATTAGCATCAAAACCAACTTACGATTCTGTAGGTGGTGGTCGTGGTGGACAAGGTGGCCCAACAGCAGAACAGTTAGCCGCATATACATCACCTCTAGGCACAAATGACATCTCAGCTTCCCCGTTAGGCGTAAACAATAAATCTACGGAAACGGGAAAGGGACCATATTCCCCGATGGCTGGAACATTTAAACAAGCTTCAAGCGATCAAGTTGGTAAATTTTCTAATATTGGAGCGCCCGGTAGTGTTGAAGGTCGTTATAGAAACTTGCCTACTTTTGACCCAATTAATCGTCCCGGAAACTACATTAACAGATTTATTGATGCCGTAGAAACTGGTGGATTTATGAATCCAAATTGGGGTTTATACAAGCCCGGCGTTCAAATCATGGCCAGTGGCCAACCCAACACTACGAATTACGACTCAGCAGCGGCGGCGTATGTTCCAGTAGGCGAGTATCCGGGTACAAAGGGAACTGTCATGTTGACTGATTCAGGCCCGTATAAGTACTCACCTTCGGAGGCGGCTAATTTATTAAGTCACGAATTGGTTCACGTTAACCAACCGCTAGGGACGTTAAATGAAGCGTCTAGTCATTTTTTAAAAGGTATGTCTAAAGATATCACAGGTGTTATTCCATACTTGCAGAAACAATACGGATACTGGGGTGGTTACGACAATGCTAACAATACACCCGAGTTAAAAGAACGCATGGCTGACTTGCAGGGTTTTCAGTTTAATAAAGGCATTGATTTTGCCACAGATCCAGTTTTTAAAGAAAAAGTATTAGGTGATCCGCATGCTGCGGCCATGTGGAATGCAAATACTATTGAGCGTAGTACTCGTTTAGACCCAAGAGATCTACCGTCCGGAACAATCACATCGTCTGATTACCCCAAAGGAAGTGTTCCTTGGACTGCTAAACTTGGAGATGCGGTACAGAACTTTGTATATCCCAATCGTAGAGTCAATCAACCGTTGAACTTAACATCAATACGGCCAAGAGGATATGCCGCCGGTGGTTTGGCGGGAGGTGGGTTAACGCAATCTCAGGCTCAAGCATTAGAAACCGCTTACGCCGCTGGCGATATTAGTACCGTTAACCAGCTATTAAGCAGCGGTATTAGCGCTGCAGATGTAAAGAACTTTTGGGGTTTTACGGATGCTGATCTTGCAGGTCTGTCTGGTTTAGGGGTTAAATTTAACCAACCCACTATTACCAATGATCAGGTGTTGAACGTTGTCAATCAGTCGACTAACGTTGCAAACAACACAGCAAACACTTCTGCCAATACAAGCACTATATCCAATAAGCCTACGGCCGCTGAACTGCAAGCGTTGTATTTGCAAAATGGCGTTTATACGCCCACCACCATTACAACCGAGCAGGGTGATCAAGTTCTATACAACCCAATTACATATAACAATGGCCTGAGTTTGTGGGAAAACCCCGGTGCAATTATTGGGTACCAAGGTCAAGGTCAGGACGCAACGCCAATTACTGGTGCCGCATCATTGGGCGGGTATAGTAAAAAAGATGGTGACTTTGTTAATTTTTACGACACCACCGGCAAATTGGTTGCTCGTGAAAAATGGAATAAAGGTGATTGGGAAACTATTTGGGACGATCTGGGCCCGGTTATTAGTGCTGCCGCAACTGGCTACTTAGGCACCATACCTTTAGGGACGACGGGCCTGACTGCCGCCAATGCTCTAAATGCTGCAAGAGCCATCGACTCTGGTAACGTAATGGGTTTGCTGTCCAATACAGTTGGCGCCCTGCCAGGCAACACTTTTAATGTGGCTGGATATACGGCTCAAGATGCATTAAACGTGGTTAAATTTACAAACGCCGCGCTTAATAATGATATAGGTGGTGTGGTAACGTCGATTGGTAGTTTGACGGGTAGCTCTGATTTAAAGTTAGCAGGCGCTGCAGCAACCGTGCTTGCGGCCGCAAATTCGGGCAACGATAGACAATTATTTGATGCTGTCACCGGTTTAACTCGCATTCTTAATGCCGGCTCAACTACAGGCTCAACTACGGGTACAACTACTACCACAGCGGGAACCGATACAACGCTTCCTACTGGCGTTCAGCTTGCCTCAACGGGTACTGGCGTATTTAAAACTGATATAGGGGGTGTACCCACGTATGCGGAAAGCTCCAATGCATCTACTGTCAAAACGCCACTGGGCTACACGTTGCTTTCTATGGCGGAGTCAGATGACAAACCGCCCGGGTCCTACTACGACATTACCGCCAACGCATGGTTCAAGCCCAGCACGGAACTTACCGATTTATCTGGCAATGCCAATATTCTGGCCGATGCAGCCCTCTTTAATAATTCACTTGGCACCCTAGACAAATTAGATTCCACTAGATCAGCCAATGATTTTGCTGCTTTCTTGGCCACGATTGGCATTACAAACCCTACGCAACTTGCAGATAGCGGGCTAAGCAACCAAGATATTTTAGATTTAATCAATGCCACCACTCTTGGCGGAACCGGAACAGGCACTGGTACCGGCACTGGTACAGGAACGGGCACAGGTACGGGAACTGGGACGGGCACAGGAACGGGAACGGGCACTGGCGGAACCGGTACAGGCACGGGCGGAACAGGTACTGGCGGCACGACCGACTGTGGGCCTGGTTTCCATGATGATGGGACCGGTCTTTGCGTCGCAGATGATGATGAAATTATCTGTCCACCGGGTAAGGTGTTAAATGATGAGGGTACGGCTTGTATTGATGAAACCATCATTGTTGCGCCTCGTAACCCGTGCCCGCCTGGTACTAGATATGATGAGGATTTAGATGCTTGCATGCCCATTACAACGGAGTGTGCGCCAGGATTCCATAATGACGGCACAGGCTTGTGCGTTCCTGATGATGAAAAATGTAGCGATGGATACCATTTAGAAAATGGCACATGCGTTCCCGACGACTGCCCAGAAGGTTATGTTCGTGACTTGGAAACCGGACAGTGCGTCCCAGCGGATGAGCCTTGCAAACCAGGATTCCATAAAGACGATTCTGGTGTTTGCGTACTTGACGAAGAGGAACCTTGCAAAGCTGGTTACCACCGCGACGCTTCTGGCGTCTGTGTGCCAGATGAAGCAGAGCCATGCAAAGACGGCTACCACCGCAATGCAGCTGGCGTTTGCGTTCCTGATGACGAAAAACCTTGCGCAGACGGATTCCATCGTGATGAAGCAACTGGTCTGTGCGTCCCTGACGATGATGAAGAATGCAAAGACGGGTACGAGAAAGTTAACGGTGTGTGTGAGCCTGTTTGTAAAGAAGGTTACATCCGCAATTTAGCAACGGGTGTTTGCGAAAAAGCAGATACCTCTTGCCCTGCCGGTCAAACTAAAAATGCAGATGGTAAGTGCGTACCTATCGTGGTGACGCCTACTAACTGCCAACCTGGATACGAAAAAGTTAACGGCGTATGCGTACCTGTGTGCCAACCGGGATATGTACGTGTTAATGGGGTGTGCAAGAAAATTACAAAGGACACCATTATTCCAACTAGCGCGCTTGGTGCGTCTGGCGAAAAAACTGACCCGATCTACGCGGGCGGTATGGATGAATTTAATTTGTTGGCAACTTTGCAGGAATTATTGAAAGATGAACCCGCAAAAAAAGCTGACAACAAATCAACGGATAAGACTAAAATGGCTACCGGCGGGCACCTTGATGACCTGCTGGCGGAGCAGATGACGGTAGACGATCTGCTGAAACTCTTACGCTAAGGACTCAAGATGACGATTCAAACCTATAACGTGTATATCGGGGACGACGATTATGGCAACCCCATATACAGTGAACGGAGCTATGACGACGGTGAAAACTACACGTATCAGGAATACCTAGATGCCGGCACAGGTGACGCCGATTTGGCTGGTGGTCTATTAACTCCGGATGCTTTAGCTGCCGTTTTAGGTAAAGATAACGTTGACTATACGGGTTGGATGAAGGAGGCAATGACTCCAGAAGCCCAAGCTGCCGTCCAAAAATTAATTTCTAGCCGAGCCGACCCTTCACTTATTGGCAAAGTTTTAAATGGATTTAAGAAAGCTGACGGTAGTTATGACTGGGCGGCCATTGCTACGGCTGGTACTGGTTTGTACAGCATGCTTAAAGGTCAAGCCGGTGAAAGCGGCGGCTATAACGTACCCGTCCCTAAGATGGACGCCATTCGTCAACAGATTGACTACAGCGCAGACATTGCCCGCAGACCCGGGGCGTCCGGTCGTCAGTACTTTACAGACCCTCTGTTTGTAAAACAAGGCGACGCAGCCAGCATGTCAGCAGCTCAAGATATTTCTAATGCGCAAGCACAAGGCATTGCAACTAATGCATTTTTAAGCGGTCGTTATGACCCAACCTCTGAGCCTGCCGCCAACCCCTATGTGGGCAAGATGAAGATGAACTGGAATCCTCCGGCCACTACAGCTACCACCGGTACTACAGGTACAACAGGCACTACACCAGCTGCTGGCCTGGCCGCCGTTCCTACACAAGAGCAACTTATGAACCCCAACTATAAAGTTGGCATGGCGTCCGGAGGTATTGCTTCCGCTAGATATCTACAGGGCGGCACCGATGGTATGGCAGACAAGATCCCGGCCAACATTGATGGTGAGCAGCCTGCAGCGTTAAGCCACGGAGAGTTTGTCATTCCTGCTGATGTTGTATCCCATTTGGGTAACGGCAATTCAGAAGCCGGCGCAGACAAGCTGTACCAAATGATGGCCCGTATCCGTAAAGCACGGACAGGTAACGAAAAGCAGGGCAAGAAGATTAACCCTGACAAGTTTATGCCTGGTGGCTTGGCTGCTGCTTATGCTAACGGTGGAAGTGTTAAACGTTTTGACGGCAACACGGGTAGCGTTGTGTCTAATACCGCAACTACAGCTCCTACTGGGGCTGGCGGCGTACCCTTGGATACATCAAAAACCTCTACTCTTTCCCCCTGGGCTGGTGATTACATTACCAATTTCTTGGGTCAGGGTGCTGCTTTAGCCAATGCCCCGCAGCAAACCTATGGTGGCCCGCTTACAGCTGGAGCTTCTGACCTACAACAACAAGGCTTTGCGGGATTGAGCGATGTGGCTACAAGCGGGTTTCAACCTAACACCTTTACGTCCGGTACGTTTGGTACGGCTCAGGCTAATCAGTATATGAACCCATATCTGACGGCCGCCCTACAACCCCAGATTGATGAGGCCCGTCGCCAGTCCCAGATTACCCAGCAGCAAAACGCCGCCAAAATGACTGGAGCGGGCGGGTTTGGTGGTTCGCGTCAGGCCATTATGGATTCGGAAACTCAACGTTCATTGGGTGCTAATCTGGCTAACATTACTGGCGCTGGATATAACAAAGCCTATGACACGGCTATGGGTCAGTTCAATGCTGAGCAAAACCGCGGCTTAGATACCCAACGTGCAACGGAAGCATCCCGTCAGTACAGCGCAGACTACGGTCTGAAGTCTTTACAAGATCTGATGTCTGCCGGTGCTACTCAGCGCGGCATTGAGCAAGAAGGTATTACAGCTGACAAGGCTCAGTTTGAGCAGCAGCAAGCCTATCCATTTAACATGGTGGAATTCCAGCGTAAATTGGTGGAAGGTTTACCAACTGGCGCCTCGACTACATCGGTTAATCAAGATACTATTTCCAAGCTGCAAACCGATATTGCAGGCTTAGCTTCTTTGTATAAAACATTGGCCAACCTTGGCGTTAAATGAAGGTGAATTATGAATCTCGTTAAAGCACAAGAGCTTGCAAAGGGCATGGGCCCGGCAGAATTACAAAAGTTTGCTGATGGATTTGCCCCTGATTTAATTCCACCTTGGTTGGCAACGGGTGAAATACAGGCGCAGATGCAACGTGCGCAGAAAATGCGAGCCATGCAGGGCGGCGTTCAGGGTCAGCAGCCTAGTGTTAAAGAACAGATTGAGCAGAAGGCTGGGTTGATGGGGCTACAACAAGCTCAACAACAAATGATGCAGAGTCAGCAAATGGCTCAGCGTCCTATGGGTGGGCCAGTGCCCGAAAATACACCACGGCCAGAGATGCAGCCAGACGCAGAAATGATGATGGCCAGCGGTGGTTTGGCTCAAATGCCTGTTAGCTTTAACTATGACGGCGGCGGTATTGTTGCGTTTAATGGTGAAGATGGCGAGAGCGAAGTAGATGCCAAGAAAAAGAAATTACGCCAATACACCCTACAAGAACAAGGTGCTGATTGGGAGGCCCGTCGCCAAGCCGCGCGTTTAGCAGAAGAAGAGGCCCGCAGTCCGGAAGCTAAAAAAGATAGTGAAGGCATTAAGAAGGCATTGTCTTTGATAGCCAGCTTACCTGTTGAAGCTTTTAAAACTTTGGTCAGTGCGCCTGGTTATGGGTTTTCTAAAGATACTGTTGCTCAAAGTGCAGCGCCAGCTAGCTCTGTACCAGCCTCTGTTTCTGAAGCTAGAGCAACTGCCGCAGCCGGACCTCAAGCGGCCGTGCCACCGCGCGGATTGCCCGCGGCTGCAATGGCCAACAAGCCTAATGTGATGCCTGGCGCTGTTAGCACTCAACCCGCGGTTGCTACTCAAGCTGCACCTCAAGCGGCCATGCCCAACATTCCTGGTTTGAATGACCCCGCCGCACAAGCCGCTGTTACTAATGCTTTAAAGGCGCCTAATCAGGCTGACTTGATTGCAGAAGATCAAGCCCGCCGTGCAGCAATGGGCGTCACGGGTCGAGGTGGTGAGGATCAAGAGGCCAGAATCCAAGCGGCTCGTGATTTATACAACCAATCTAAGCCATCTGGTTTAGATGATTTGATCCGCGTATTTGGTCAGGCTGGTCAGTCTAAAGGCTTGTCTGGATTAGGCCCGGCTTACACGGCTATGCAAACCCAGAAACGCGCTGAAGATCTGAAGATGCAGCAGCAAGAGATGGAGCAGCGCAATCTAATTGATACTACGCGCCGCACCGAAGGTATTGCCGCCGCCAATAAAGTGGCTGATGTACTGGGTAGGATGCGCGATACATCTGCTACCACGGGCGCCAGCGTCTTGGGTTCACAGATGCAAGGTAATGTTCAGCTGGCTAACCAGGCTTCTAGCAACGCAGTGCAAATGCAGATTGCCAGAGAGCGTAACTTGAATGCATTAGAGGTGCAACGTATTCAAAGTGCGGCTGCTAACCGCCCAGGTGAAACTGAGCGTTTGCTGTCCCAGTACGGTGCGTTGAAAGCCAAAGACCCGAAAGCTGCAGAACAAATGTTGCAAGACATTGAGCGCATCAAGACCGGAACCCGCGGGCAAACAGCACAAGAGAAGATAGCGCTGCAGCGTCAAGCCCTGGTTGAGAAGAGCGAGCCATACAAAAACGCCGCACAACAGTACTATTTCAGTAAAGATCCTGCCAAGAAAGCAGCCGCTAAAGCTATCATGCAAGAGATTGAACGCAACGCGGGCATCATGCCTGACCTGCCAGACAATATCGCAAGCTTAGTAAGTCAATACGCAAAATAAGGTTGGGCTATGGCAGACATGCAGACTCTTTACCGTGCGCTACAAAACGCGCATGCGGCAGGTGACGTACAAGCAGCAACGCAACTTGCAACATACATCAAGAGTTTGCAGGGCCAAGCACAAGCGGAGCCAGCAGAGCCTACCTTTTTAGGTGGTGCCAAAGCTGCAGCTGTCCGTGGCTTTGAAGCCGTCCCCGAAAGCGCCGCCGGTATTGGTCTGGGTATTAAAGCTGCCCTGGGTATGAAAGAATCTGCCGGCAAACAAGCAGAAGACATTCGTGCCCAAGCACAAGCAGAAGCAGGCAAGCCCCAGGGTGTATCGTTTGCTGATCTGGAAAAGGCATACCAAGACCAGGGCCTGATGGCTGCGGCCAAGAAGCTGCCGTCCTACATTACTGAGCAGGCATTACAAAGCGCCCCGTCTATGGCCGTGCCTTTGGCGGTTGGTGCTGGCGCCGCGGCCGTGTCAGGTCCTTTAGCTCCAATTGTTGGGCCCGTTGCTGGTATTGGCACGTATGGACTACAGCAGTTTGGTAACTTCATGCGCCGTCAGGCTGAAGAGGGTCGGACCGGAGAAACCCTGGAGCCAGGTAAAGCCGCCGCTACTGCCGCCGTGACCGCGCCACTGGGTTACTTTGCTGACCGCCTGACGTTAGGTTTTGGAAAGATTCCAGAAAAGATTCTGGGTGAGCAAGTTGCTGCTGAGCTGGCAAAACGAGCCGGTGTTCGCGCTGCTACAGGCGCTACAGTCGGCGTGGTAGCTGAAGCTCCTACCGAGGTGCTAGAGCAGATGGGTGAACGCTGGCAAGCTGGCCTACCCCTCAAAGGTGAAGACGCTATGCGCGAATACAAAGAGGCATTCTTTGGCGCTGCTGCAATTGGTGGTGTTGGTGGTGCTGCTGCTGGCGCGTTACGTAAACCTACAGTGACACCCAAAGAAGAGCCGCCTGCATACGAGCCACCGGTTTCCCTAACCGGAAAAACACCCGCCGAGATGTTCCAAGAGCAAGCTGCTGGCCGTCAGGGTATGGGTGCTGATGTCATGGGTGCTGTGCGTGAGCGTGAAGCTGCTGCCGCTAAAGCCAGACAAGATGAGCTGGACGCCCAACGTGCTACACAAGAGCGCGCTGCTGGTTTGTTGGAGCAACAAGCTGCCCCACGTAATGAAGATTTGATGCAAGCTGCCCGCGTCCGTGCGCAAGAGAAGGCTGATGCCGACGAAGAGGCGCGCATTCAGGCTGAGAAAGAAGCTAAAGCTAAGCGTGATGCCGAAGCTAAAGCTGTTGCTGAAACGCTATACAGCGGTGACCCGGCGATGAACGCCATCCGCCGTGATGAACAGTTGGCCGCCCTGGGATATCAGATGTCCAGGGATAAACAGGGTAACGACATTGTTATTCCCACTCCGCCAGCCGGCAGGGACATTGCAGCCGAACGTGCAGCTCAAGAGGCAAAGATTGCCGAAGGTCGCAGGGCTGATGAGGTGCGTCAATCTCTAGCTGGCACCACGGCTAACGAAGATTTGATGGCGTCTATCCGTCAACGTCAAGCAGACCAAGCTGCAGCTGCGGCTAAAGCTGAGCAGGATAAAAAGACTACCGAAGCCAGCGATGTAGCTGCGCGTGTTCGCGGGATCATGGTTACCGAATACAGCCGCGACCCGATTATGAATAACGCCCGTCAGCGTGAAGCCCTGGGTGAATTGGGATATGAGTTAAAGCTGGACAAGAAGGGTAACCTGGTGCCCCAGCCTAAGCAAGAGGCAGCTCCCACGGTCACGCCTACGCCACCCTTGACGTTGGAAAAGCCACCAGAAAAGCCACCGGTTACTGCCGCGCCCGAGGTACGGGAAGAATACCCACCGCTTACGCAAGCCGAAGTAGATGAGTTAGGCCTGATCCCGCCCGCTAAGGTGGTCAAGCCAAAAGAACCCAAGGTAGATTACTTTAACCACCCTGACAACATTGGCCACGACGCATCTGCCAAACGCGAGCTAAATGAAAAAGGTAAGTTGCAGGTAGCACCGCAGCCCATCACTGAAGGCGGCGTACCATTTACATCCCGCAAGTCAGCGGATATGGCGCGCAAGAACTACCCCGAGATGCGCGTGTTGCCCAATAAAAACGGGAAGGGCTTTATCCTGGCGCCCAAGACGCCCAAGCAAATAGCTGCTGACGAAGCTAAAGCTAAACGTTTAGGCATGGCCGCAACCTCTGCCAAAGGTGTGCCCATGTCTGCGCATGAGTACATCACCAATGAAGGCGGCTTAGCGAAAACTGAAATGTCTGACATGAACATGGACAAGAACGTCCGTGTTGGTAACCGATTCCTATTTGCTGGCGAAGGCAAAGGGTTAACCATGGAGCGAGCTACCGAAAAGCTTCAGGAAGCCGGCTACTTGGGTGAGAATGCCACCATGAACGATGCCCGCAACATGCTTACGGACAGCGTTAAAACGCCCCGGTACCGTCCACAAGACGTAGAAGAAATGGCTAAGCGCGAAACTGAAAAACAGTTTGCGGATTACCTAAAAGCAGAAGAAGAAGCATCCCTATATTCCCCCGTCGATGAAGAGCTGGGTTATGAGATGTCTGACTTTGACGGCACTGGCTACGAAGCTGCCGACCCTGACGTCCAGGCTGAAGTGCGCGCGCTGCTGGCCCAGGCCGATGAGCTGGGCATCGATACAGAATCAATGAGAGAAGAGGTCTTTTATGAAACAGAAACCCAATCAGTCCAAGCCTACTACAAAGCCTTCAAGTCAGCCCTCGAAGGAGCCATCGCCCGAGGCCGTGAAGATAGCGTCCAGGATACTGGCGAACCGAGCGATGCGGGAGCTGAACTCACGCTAACCCAACCTTCCGTTGAAGAGATTGTGGCCAAGCAAGATGCTGCGATCAAAGCGGAAAAGGACAGGAAAGCTGCCGAGCGCGCCGCGGAAGAGAAAGCTAAAGCTGACGAAGCTGCTGCTGACTTTACGCTGACAGGTAGCGACCGGGATGCTGATGTTGCTGCGGCCCAGGGTCAGGGAGATATTTTTGCCGAACCAGCAAAACCCAAGGCACCGCCCAAGTTAACCGCACCCCCAGAACTAAAGCTCAAGAAGGGCCGCAATGAGCAGGTGGTGCTGGCTGCCCGTGAGCTGGCTGCCGGAAGGATTACCAAAGAACAGTACGACGAGTACGTTGACTACTACACGCCTATTGGCCCTGTGTTGGGTAGCAACCTGGAAGCGCCAATTGACAGCGCCCTAATGGCCGACATCTTGACCACCAAGATCAAGCAAAAGAAAAAGCCTGAATTAATTAATGCACCTATTGCAGACGGCACCCGCGTCGGTTTGCGCATGGACATTCCCGCGTTGGAGTGGGGCCGTGCTAATGGCGTCAATGGCAGCGTGGTATCGGTCCATGAAGGCACCAGTCCTAACAATAAAACCACAGGTAATAACGTTGCGTATCGCAGCACTGGTCACATTAAAAACGTAGTGTTTGCGCCGCGCGATCCAGAGCGTTCGTTTACCGTTGCTCAGAACGTTGAAGGCCGCAAGAGCGAGAAGACGCCACAGCAAACCATTGAAGGCGACTGGGTAAATACGCCGCCTGATGTATTGTTTAGGCGTGTCAAAGCTTTGCTCAACGACCCGGCTTGGACGCAGGTTAGCTTGGACCCAACCCGTCATGCTTACTTTTATGACCGCACAACCCGCGAGCCCGTGGTATCTGCTGATGAGGTGTTGCAGGTAGGCCGCTTCGTGCTGGCCAAGAATGTCCAGTACGCTGACCGCGGTGAGTTCCTATACATGTTGCGTGATGCTACGCCAGAGCAGATGGAAGTAGTTGACCGGGGCGCCGACGGCGTGAATGGTCAGGTGGTTTGGCAGCGCGGTAAGCTGGCTTTGATTCGCGGCTGGAATTCTCGAACAGGTCTACCTGTTTACGTGGCAATCAAAGGTGAAGTGCGCAACAACTATGACATTGACACCAAGCAAGGTGAATACCTTTTGCTGTCTTCTGAAGTTAAAGAGCTGCGCCAAATCAAGGCGGATCTGGAAGCTGAAGACGCTAGAGCAGAAGCAGAAAACCCATTCATCAAGTTCAACAAAGATGGATTGGCGTTTTCCAAGAACTTGCCGCCAAAGATTGCTAGCGTTGCCAAGGGCTGGAAAGAGTTGCTTGGTTTGCCAAACAACATCTATATCACCACGACGCCCGACGCCCGCGTAGATGCGCACAACATGACGGGCCAGTGGCGCGCCGTTGGTTCTGCTGCGCTGGACTACCGCGAAGCCGGCTCTGTGCGTCAGATGCCTAACGGTGATTACTACATTGCTATGCAGCCATCAACCAGCGTTACCAAAATGCTGGAAGTACTAGCCCACGAGATGGGTCACATGCACATGTACGAGGTGTTCAATAAAGCATCGGCCGAAACCCAGGCATCTATTAAAGCGGAATACGACAAGTGGCTTGCATCTACCGCAGGCAAGACTGCTCGCGAATTAGTGGACGCTTTGCGCGCAAAGACAACTGCGCAGACCACCAAGGTTGAACAAGGCATGTCGGCTGCCAAAATGGATCCGTACTGGTCAAGCTTCAAGGAGTGGTACGCCGACCAAGTGTCCCGTTGGGCGGTGACGTCTGATAAACCCGTAGGTGTGGTGGAGCAGTTCTTTAAACGCCTGGCTGATACGCTCCGTGCGTTTTATGCCAAGGTTAAGAATTCCGGCTACCTGCCAAACGAAACGTTCAAGAAGTATCTGGATACAGCTGCCGAAGCGGCACAGAAATCCCAGGACATGATAGTTCCGCCCATCATCTCAGAAGATGCGCAGATGGAAATGTTCATGCTTAAAAGCGCTGGTCAAACAGCGGCCAAGGTAGCGTCCACCGTCAAGGCTGCAGCCCAGCAGAAGCTACAGAAGCGCGAGCCCATTAACCGCGAAGCCCTGTCCGACATGGATGCAGGTTACGTGGAAAAACTGGGCGCGGTATTTAACCCACAGACCAAGACCATCATTGACCGCATTGCAGGTTTAAGGGATGGCTTCTGGCGCCGTGCTGCCCAGGGTATTGCTGACCAGTACCGTACCATCAAAGACTATAGCGAAGAAGCCTACATGATGGCCCGTCTGTCCAAGACTGTGGACGGCGCGCTAGAAGGTCTGTTAATGCATGGCCATGTGTTCAACAACGGTGGCGCCCTGGATATCAAGGGCAAGACCAAAGGTTTGTTTGAAGCCATGAAGCCCGTCGGTGCTGAGACAGACCGCTACATGATGTGGATTGCCCTTGGTCGTGAGTCCCGCCTGCCTATTGACAAGCGCTCGCCCAACCTGGCCCCGCTGCTTGCTGACCGCGACCAGCTGGTGCAGGGCAGCATCAACGGCAGGCCCCGCCTAGAGGTGTATCAAGAAGTTCAACAAGACATGAACGCCCTAAACAAATCTGTGCTGGATGTTGCGTACAACGCCGGCCTGATGGACAAGGCAGCTTATGAGCGCTTCTCCCAGGATCTGTTCTACATTCCGTTCTATAAGCAGATGGAGAGTGGCGACCTGCAAGATGCGGCCACGGCTTCAGGTTTGACCAGCCAGAAGTTTAGTGCTGAGCTGAAGGGTCAGAGCGACAAACCATTTGGCGACCTGATGGAAAACACATTGCGCAACTGGAGTCATATTCTGTCTGCGTCGATGAAGAACCAGGCCTCTAACGCCACGCTCGATGCGGCTATGGAAGTGGGCGCTGCTATTCCAAACCTAAAGGTTGGCTTGGCCTGGGAAGACGGTCAGGTGGTATCCACTAAATCAGGCAAGCTGGTTGGCGATGGGTCATTGCGCCCAGAATATATGGAAGCCGGCAAAGGTACAGTCAAGACCATGATAAATGGTCAGCCCGCCTACTTTGAGGTGCTGGATCCGATGCTGCTGGATTCCATTACATCTATTGGTTACCTGGGCCCCAAGTCAAAGTTCCTGGACGTTGCTCGCGACTTCAAGAATTTATTGCAATACGGTGTGACCATTGCTCCCGCTTTCAAGGTAAACAACTTGGTTCGCGATTCAGTCCAGGCATTAGCTGTTAGCGACCTGAAGCGCAATCCATTTGCTAACGTGATTGAAGGTTGGGCTGCTACAGACAAAAACAATCCTGCACACATATCCGCTTTGGCCGGTGGTGCCATATTTAACTTTGGTTCCGCATACGAAGGCGACCAATCTAAGATGATCAAACGGCTGCTGGCGCAGGGTGTAAAAGGCGAGCATATCTTGGACACGGAAGAAAAGATTAAAGCTGGTTTGAAAGTAGCCTGGGAAAAGTATCAGGAATGGGGCAACAAATCTGAAGCCGCCAACCGCATGGCTTTGTATAACCAGATGCGCGAGCGTAAGCTAACCCATTTACAGGCGTCGTTTGCTGCCAGGGATTTGCTGGACTTCTCCATGCAGGGTTCGTGGCCAGCGTTCCGCTTGGTGACCCAGGTGGTGCCGTTTATGAATGCCCGCGTTCAGGGTTTGTACAAGCTGGGCCGTGATGGTGTAACGCCTACAGTTCGCGTTCTGTATAACACCGTGACCGGAAAACCAATTGAGCAGACGGATAAACAGAAAGCTGAAGCGTTTGGCTACACCACGCTGGCCGTAGCCGGTGCGTCCATGGCTTTGTACATGATCTTCAAAGACGACGAAGACTACAAGAAACGCGACGAGTGGGACCGCGATAACTTTTGGTGGTTCAAGCTGCCCGGTATGGACTTTGCCTTCCGCGTACCTAAGCCGTTTGAAATCGGCGCATTTGGAACAATGGCCGAGCGCGTCCTAGAGCAGATCATTGACGAAGACGCCGAGGGCAAACAGTTTGCAGACAGTATTAAGCGCATGCTGGGTGACACGTTTGCTTTGAATCCTGTGCCACAGATGTTCAAGCCAGTGCTGGACCTGTACGCCAATAAAGACAGCTTCACCGGCGCCCCAATTGAAAGCGCTGGCATGGAGCGTCTGTCTAAGCAGGAGCGCGCAGCTGACACTACTAGCCCTCTGGCCATAGCTTTGGGCGGCATGACTACTATTCTGGGTGAAAAGGGTGAGCTGTCGCCCGTCCAGGTGGACTACGCAATCAAGGCCTACTTTGGTTGGTTAGGTAGTACTGCTGCCGTGACCAGTCAGTATGCCGTTATGCCATTCCGTGATGGTGAATATCCTGATGCCAAGTGGTTGGACCGCGCCAGCTTGGGATTGATTAAGTCATTGCCATCTAACCAGTCGCGCTATGCCACAGCGTTCTATGAGAACAATCGTCAGATCAGCCAGGCCTTTGCCGACATGCGTCACTATGCTGAGTCCAATCAAACGGACAAGGTAATTGAAATCATGGAAGAGAAGGGCGACAAGATAGCCCTGGCTAAACTGTACGACCAGACGTCTAAGAAAATGGCTGCCGTGCGTAAACAGATTCGGGAAGTGAACGCCAACGAAGGGCTGTCAGGTTCTGATAAGCGGGAAGAAATTGACCGCCTGAAGGAACTGATTGGCATGTACGCTGAGCAAGCCGAATCAGTACGCAAATCTCTTAAGTGAGAACTAAAGTGTATCGAGAACCAAAACGTTTCGGTTCTTTTTACATTGTGTAGTACTAATCACCACAGAAACAGGATATTCCTTCTTCTGCTGGATCGAAGAAACTGCGCTGATCTGCTGAAAACTTCATCATGTCTGCGTAGCTTGGGCGGTCTTTTCTAAACCTGGCGCCATCGCCGGTGGTCATGCCGGATGATTGGCATTTACTTTCCATTTCCGCCCACCATATTGCGCGTGATGGCTTCTCTGAAATCAAACTTAAGATTTGTGACGTTGGCTTTAGGAAGCATAGGTCACAGTTGCCGTGCATGGTGACGCCGTTGTTGTTGGGCAGCTCCAGGTCAAAGCTCTGAGCCCGCCAAAAGTTACCAACCATTTCTTTGGTCACGCCAGCTGCAGCCAGGGGCATGCGGTCTTTGTCTGCAATCTTGGCTACGCGGCGCTGCTCGTCTGCGCGGATGCCAACCCAGCTCATGTTCTCGGCCGCCGTCTGTGTTGCCGCAAATCCAATTGAGCGCAGGTATTTCCCCACGGGGCGAATCTTCATTTCGATGGTGCAGAACCTGGTCACGGGGTTAGGTAGGTACCCGTTGGCCCGGATCTTAAAGATGACCGATTCAAATGGCTCACCGTTACGGCTGGCTGTTTCAAAGTTAACCACCTTAAAACGTTTACTGGTGTCTTCGTTATAGTCAAACTCCACCCAGGTGATGGGCACGTTCCACTCTGTGCTGCAGCGCTCGACGAATCGTAGCGTAGCTTCTTCTTCTTTCCCTGTATTTGCAAAACAGATGACCGCGTCTTCGGGTAGGCCGTTGTTGCTTTGCAGTACGCGCCAAAGCATGTACGCGGATGTGCGGCCGCCGGAGAAGCTGATGCAAGTCGGCTCAAGAATCTTAAAGGGATCGCTCATCAAGTAGTCTTTCTATTGTGATATTCAAAGCATCCAGCTCGTCCATCTTTTTGATTGCCCATATACGCTTCTGCCCGTGCCAGCCCATGACCGAGCCCTGGTGGCAGTCGGTGCATAGGGCGACAGCGGTGTACTGCTGGTGTTGCTTTACATGATGCGCAGCGCTGGGGCCTGGTGCATCACATACGCTACATGGTAAAGCTTTTACCAAAGCCAGGTGGCGCCTGTGTTTAGCAGTCAGCTTGTTATTCACAGACGTTTCTCCCGCTCGGCCAACAGCGCCTCTGCCATATCAAATATTTCCTGGGCAGATTGCTGGTGGTCTGGATGTGCAAACGTGCGCAGCGCCACAAACCCCGCATACCAGTCCAGCATGGTAATTTCCTGGACGGATGGGTTGTATGGCGGCGGCGCCAGGGCTGCTATGCCTTCAGGTTTTTTTCTTGTTGCCATTTTCGCCCCCAATCTTTTCCGCGATCTGGTCGGCCAGGACTTCGGACATAAGTTCGCCGTGAACCGACAAGCTCTTGGCCCAAACGTCATCGCGTACCACCTTCATGGCTTCGCGCAGACCTTTGTTAAACCCAGCGTTAAAGGCGTCGTCGCCCTCGATGATCATGGTGATGGCATCACGCACGATTCCGCTGGCTTTACGGCCCTTTGCAGCGTCTTTTAGCTGGTGGTAGATGTCCTCCCGCAGGTGGACCGAATAAGGGATTAGACGCTTTGTTTCCATGCTAGGTATTCCTGTTGCACAGCCATGTATTGTCTGGCCGCTTCTGGGTTATTTTTAAGTTCTGCGCGTGAGGCAATCTGGAATTCATCCAGCATCCATTGCCGGGCTTCTTCTTCGCTTTCGCTAAAGGTTTGGCCAGCTTGGCACAGAAACTTTTGAAAG